TAACAAGTCTTCCCGTTAGTGTTTGCATTACTAAAAATGGTATAATTATATAAATGCTTACAATAAAAACCGAGCTGGAACAAATCAAGGTTAATTATGACAAGACCATTGACCTTGTAGAAGGTTTGTCATTCTCTCAAAAGCAAACAATACGAACGATTGAGTTCTACAACAACTCTAAGTATCTAAATGGACAGAAAGATGAACTCGGAAGGGAAAAGCCTTTTTTGCAAATCCTCAATGCTATCTGTGATGTAGAGAACACCGCCAAGGACTTAGACACCAAAGATATTCAGATAACATCTGATGACGCAAACCACTATTTAGAGTCGTGGCTTCTTTCAAAGGATATATATGTGTGGATGAAGGATACGAACTTTGCTAAGACATTGAATGAAATGAGAGATATGCACACACGCTATGGCTCACTCCTCGTGAAGAAAGTTATGAAGGATGGAGAGCTAACACTCGAACTCCCAGAGTGGAAGAACCTCATTACTGACCAAAGAAAGATACTAAGCAGACCTATTGTAGAAACCCACTGGATGACTGCGGTTGAGATAGCACAGAAGAAAGGGTGGAATAACCTCACAGCAGTTCTCGACAAACTAGAAAATCAAACATCAAACACTACTATACCTGTGTATGAAGTACGAGGTACATTCTCACAGGCTATCTACAAAGACGCAAAAGGTGAAGGATTCACTGACGCTGACAAATCAAAGTTCTCATATCAACTGTATTACATTGTAGGTCTTCCAAGTAAGGATGAAGGCAAGGTAGACAATGATGCTTTTGAAGTTATGTATTGCGAAGATGACACAGACGAAGTGTACAAGTATCTTGCTCGTAAGCCAAAGGCAGGTAGAGCATTTGGAGTCGGTGTTATGGAAGAAGGAGAAGAAGCTCAAGTGTGGACTAATGACGCAATCTTGAAGCAGTACCGAGCAATGGAGTACACAACAAAGGTTATCGGACAGACTGCATCNAAGAAGCTCAAAGGAAGAAACCTACTCACTGAAACAGATGATGGAACTATCCTAGAAACTGAGGAGAATAAACCTATCACTGCACTCAACCTACTTCCAAGTGGTGGACTCAATCAGTACAGCTTAATCATCAACCAGTGGTACGACCAACTCCAAAAGACCACATCAGCATACGCAGCACAAAGAGGTGATGCACCACCTTCAGGAACTCCGTTTAGACTTCAAGCAACTATTCTTCAGCAATCATCTTCAGTCTTCCAAGTACTTCAAGAGGAGTTTGGTATCTTTCTGACTGAAATCATTGAGGACTGGGTAATGCCGTATCTTGCGACTAAGCTCACCGCTGAACACATCCTCTCGTACGACTTCTCACCAGATGAACTGAAAGACATTGACTCAAGGTTCTCTATCCGAGAGGCAAACATGAAAGCTAAAGACATCATACTTTCAGGAGGAGACTTTTCAGCAGAGGAGTATCAAGCATTCATAGATAACTACGACGAGTTCATTAAACAAACAAAAAGCCAAAGATTCATTAACATTCCCAAGGACTTCTACAAGAATTTAAAGGTAAAAGTAACTGTGAACATTACAGGCGAACAGAGAAACAAAGCGGCAACACTTGAGAGTCTCAACAACATTCTTATCACCTACGCTTCTAACCCTAATCTAGCCAATGATCCAGTAGCGTCACAACTCCTTACCAAGATTATCGAGCTATCAGGTGCTGGTATCAGTCCCGTGCAGATTACAAGTGCTATTAACGAAAAGGCTAAGGAAGCACAGGCACAAATGGCAATGCAACCAACAGGGCAACCACAACAAGCAAGTCCTATGAGTCTGCAAGCTAACGCAACACCACAAAATGCCTAATTCTCTGCAAGACTTTTATTTAAATGAGAACATGAGAGAGGAAGTGAAAAAATACCTCGTTTCCTTTCTCGTTGATAAAGCTGTAGTGAAGGTGTTTGCTCAAGAGGATACTAAAGCAATCGCAGAGGCTAAGGATGTAATAGATGAAGCGTTTGAAAATCTATCAGAACTATTTACTTTAAGGTCGGAAGTAAAAGAAATTAAGAACGAAGCACGATAACATGCAAACAGTAGATACACTCGTAGTAGCAGGAGGTGGCGGAGGTGGTTCTGATATTGCAGGAGGTGGAGGAGCTGGAGGTTACCAAGCTGACACTGCTTTTGCTGTTGCAGCAGGTCCTTTTACAATCGTAGTAGGTGCAGGAGGTGCAGGAGGAACAGGTGGTGGAAACAATGCTGTAGCTGGTTCTGCAAGTAGCTTCAGTACCATTACCGCAAATGGAGGAGGGCGAGGTGGGGCTATACAATCAGTAGGAGGAACAGGCGGCTCAGGAGGAGGAGGAGGTGGAAGATTTAGTGCACCAGGAGGGGCTGGAGGAACAGCGTCACAAGGAAACGCTGGAGGAGCGGGGTACAGTGCAACCGCAGAAAACGGAGGCGGAGGAGGAGGAGGAGGTTCAAGTGCTGTAGGTGCAGGAGGTACTCTCGGTGCTGGAACTTTTCCAGGAGGTGCAGGGGGTGCTGGAACTTCAAACTCTATCTCAGGCTCTGCAGTTACTTATGCAGGAGGAGGTGGTGGTGGTAGGTCAGGTGCAGGTGGTTCTGGAGGTGGTGGAGCTGCAAGTGGTGGGTCAGGAGCAGGTGCAGCTGGAACAGCAAACACAGGAGGTGGAGGCGGTGGAGCTGGGTCGCCTGTAGCAGGTGGAGCTGGAGGCTCTGGTGTTGTAATAATCTCATACATCACGGCAAACTTTGGAGTGTGTACTGGAGGAACCATAACTACTTCAGGTGCAAACACAATCCATACCTTTACAACAGGTGGAACTTTTACTGTAGTTAGTGCTAGTGGAGGCGGGTTACCAGTGGTACTAAGAACAATACAAGATGCTTTGAATGTAAAAGCTGGCACAGCAAACCTTACAATTCGACAAGCAATCAATGTACTTGCTGGAGTAACAGACAGGTCAGTACAAGATGCTTTTAATATATATGCAGGTACAACTGGTCTATCAAAACAACAAGCAGCAAACGTAAGAGTTGGAACTACAAACCTAACACTACAACAAGCAGTCAACCTATTTTAAACATGTGACCGAGATGTCCCTAAACTAACACATCGGCTCTGTATAAACCGACTAACCGCTTTGCAGTAAGCATAATCTGCTACACATCAATGGATAACACCAACGACGACGCTGTGGTCATAGACACAGAGGATGAGGAAGCTACCAGTAGCAACGAAGACAGTGAGGAGGAAACTGTAGACCTTGCAGATGAATTAGAAAAAGCTCGTGAAGCCAATCGAAAAATCAACGCAAGAGCTAAAAGGGCAGAAGACGAACTTAATCAATTAAGAAAAGCTACTCCCACCTTCAATTAACAACGACCCACAACTTTCAGAAGAACTTAAACTGATTGCCCGTGGACTGTCAGATGAAGAAATCGAACACGCAAAAGTAATAGCAAAAGGAAGGGGCATTGCCCTAACCGAAGCTATTAAAGACTCTTTATTTCTAACCTATCAAAGTGATTTGAATGAGAAGAAAGAGAGAGAAAACGCAAAGCTCGGTGCTTCAAAAGGTTCAGGTGAATCTAAAAACTCATCTGATATTAAATCAGGCATGTCCCGTGACGAACACGAAAAGGTTTTTAACAAGTTGATGAGTAAATAATCAACAAATAACATGGCAGTAGGAACATTCCCAACAGCAACAATGTCCTCAACCACCCTAGCGAATAGTATTCCGCTATTGTGGGGCGAGCGAATTAATGAGTTCTTCAAATTGAAGCTCATGATTGCTGAGCATTTTGTAAATCGTTCATCAGAATTAGCAAGCGGAGGTTCAGCATTGTACACTCCAAACCTAACAGAGTTCGCATCAGCAGCTAAGGTAAACGCAGCAGCGGTTACTATAAACAGTCCAACTGATACTCGCGTAACTCTCACTGTAGACCAGTGGTTTGAAGTATCATTTGCTATCGAAGACCGTGAAGCAGCACAGGTTAAGCAGTCATACTACCTACAAGAAAGGTACGCACAGAGTGCTGGATACACTATGGCTCGAAGACTAGAAGTAGCACTTGCAAACCTTTTCCAAGGTTTCTCAACAGTTGTTGGTGCATCTACAACTAACCTCGCAGACAGTGAAATCCGAGCAGCTATCTCAGCTCTTGAAACAGTAGGAATCGACACATCTTCAGATGTAGCGTTCTTCGTTTCACCAGCAGTGTTCTGGAGACAAATTCAAAACCTCGATAAGTTTTCTCTCGCGATTAATTCACCAGTGAATGACCCAACAGCAAAACTTCCACGAGCAACTTTGTATGGTATCCCAGTGTTCGTATCTAACAACATCCAAAACGTTTCAGGAACAGCAGGTCGTTACAACGCCCTCGCTCACAAGGATGCGTTGCACTTTGCAACTTCTCCACTTGGAACAGGAGGTTCACTAGGTAGTTCAATGACAGGTAAATACGGAGTTCGTATTCAAAGTAACTACATCCCAGAATATCTTTCAACTATCACAACCGCAGACTTGTGCTTCGGTGTAATAGAAAACAGAGATGAAGCTGGAGTTCGTATTTTGACAAGTGCGTAAGTTTTACAAGTAATTGTTTGCCCTCTGTACTCACTGCAGATAGAGAGATATAGGGGGCAAATCTGCAAACAATTGAACACAATAATATCCCCAAACTTAAGGAGAGAGAGCGTAAGAATAGACACGCAAGGCAATGAGATTAACCCACGAACAAAGCAGGTAATAAATCCAGCAGAAACAGAGTACGTTGCACCACCAGTGACCCCACCAGAGGCTCAAAATGCCCCTGTGGCGGTAGTTTCATATGAAACAGTAGATATACAATCACTCATCATACAAGCTGAAAA